CGGCGCTGAGACATTGTACTATGGCTGGAGAAATTGAGTCTTGAATATTTTCGCACCTTATATTAAAATGCCTGGTGGCGCTCTGATGCAACTTGTAGCCTTTGGCACGCAGGACGTTTATCTCACGGGTCAGCCCAAGGTGACCTTCTTTCAGTCGCTTTACAAGCGTCATACCAATTTCGCCATGGAGACTTCCCAGCAGACCGTGGCTGGAGGGGGGTCGCTCCTCTCAGTTACTCTGGCTCGCTCAGGCGACCTGGTCGGAGACATGTTTGTTGTCCTGACCCCCACGACTTCAGCTGCGAGTCAGCTGACATCGACCAATACCAACTATGATATGAACTGGGTGGCTGAGCGAGCTTTCAACACCGTCGAACTCTTTATTGGAGGTCAGTCCATCGATAAGCACTATCAGACCTGGTTCCGCCTCTACTCCGAGGTGTTCCTCAATGAGACCAAGAAGATCAACTACGGAAAGATGGCCTCTCTGCCGGTAGCAAATAACCTGCCCAGCGCCACAACTTCTGTGGGTGTTGTGTATCTCCCTCTCATATTCTTCTTCAACCGTAACCCCGGTCTTTTCCTGCCACTCATTGCCCTGCAGTACCACGAGGTTCGCATCGATTTCACCCTGACTCCTTATTACACCAGCTATTTCGGTGGAAATCCTCCGGCAGTCTGGGCCAATTACGTCTATCTGGACACATCCGAGCGTGACCGTTACGCCAAGGTTTCTCACGAGTACCTTATTGAGCAGGTGCAGCACATTGCTGGTGACCCTATCCAGGGAACCAACGAGAATGCCCCGACTCTTGTCCGCCTCCAGTACAACCACCCGGTCAAGGAGCTCATCTGGTGCTACCAGAACCCCAGCCCGTTCACTAATTTCAACGCCATGTGGAACTTTTCCTCGAGCGTGTCGAACGTCAATGTAACCATTGATAACAATAGGCTCGCACAGTCGTCAACTTATCTGCACCCGAACTGGACCGCTTGCCCGGTTCTCTATGTTCCTTCTGTTCTCTCGGTCCCCCTTTCATTCTCTTCAAATATCCTTGGCACCACCGGCAACGTGACTGCCAACACCATCTCTTTCCAGTCGAATGTTCTATCCGGAAACGTCTTCTGGGTTGAGGCGGGTCTTCCCCAGTACGGCACGGCCAATGTTTCTTATGGACAGGAGTGTGGACCGCTCCACCAGTTTAAGATTCTGCTGAACGGCACGGACCGTTTCGTTCCCCAGTTTGGCAAGTACTTTAACCAGTATCAGCCTTACCAATACCATTCCGGAACTCCTTATCCGGGTATTTACGTGTATTCCTTCGGCCTCAAGCCTGAGGAACTCCAGCCGAGTGGCACATGTAACTTTTCTCGTATCGACCAGGCCCAGGTGGCGGTCTACCTCAAGACGGGTATGCCGTCAACGCTCCTTCAGCAAATGTTTGCTGTCAACTACAATGTCCTGAAGATTGCATCAGGAATGGGGGGCCTCGTATTTTCGAACTAAGTCTGAAATTATTTTCTTGGAACATAGTACAAAATGGCCGGTGGACTTATGCAGCTCGTTGCTTATGGCGCTCAGGATGTGTATCTTACGGGTCAGCCCAAGGTGACCTTCTTCCAGGCCGTGTACAAGCGCCACACCAACTTTGCGATGGAGAACATCCAGCAGACGGTGAACGGCACCCCCTCTAACAGCGGCCGTGTGTCCGTGACCATTGCCCGCAACGGCGATCTGGTCGGTGACATGTACATTGCCCTGGTGCCCAATGCTGGCAACGGCAACGGCACCGGTCTGGGCCTGACCTCCAACAACGTCGGTTACGACATGTGCTGGGTGGCTGAGCGCTCCGTGGCTGACATTGAGCTGACCATCGGTGGCCAGCGCATTGACAAGCACTACCAGACCTGGTTCCGTCTGTACGCCGAGGTGTTCCTGTCGGAGTCTGACAAGATCAACTATGGCAAGCTGACCTCCTCCCCCAGCCCCATCTCCGATGGCACCAACCGCAACTACGTGTACCTGCCTCTGCTGTTCTTCTTCAACCGCAACCCCGGCCTTTTCCTGCCCCTTATTGCCCTGCAGTACCACGAGGTTCGCCTTGATTTCGACCTGACCTCTTACTTCACCAGCTATTTCGGCTCCTCCAGCCCGGTGTTCGAGGTGTGGGCCAACTACGTGTACCTGGACACTGAGGAGCGTCGCCGTTTCGCCCAGAAGGGCCACGAGTACCTGATCGAGCAGGTGCAGCACACCGGCGGCGACTCCATCACCGCCACGGGCAGCCCGGGTGCCCAGACCATCCGTCTGTCCTACAACCACCCGGTGAAGGAGCTGATCTGGTGCTACGTGAACAACTCCGCGACTGCCACCAACTCCATGTGGAACTTCTCCACGTCGTGCGCGAACGTGAACGTGACTGTCCAGGCCTCTCCTCTCTTCCAGGCTGGCATCATGCCTCATGAGTCTGGCTGCCCGCGTCTGTTCTACAACAGCTTGACGACAGCTTCTCCCTCGAACGCTTTCTGGGTCGAGGAGGGTACTGCGACGACTGTTGGCGGTAGTGGTACGGTCACCAACCTGGCTAACGTCGTCACGTCCAATACGGTCTTTTTCCCCAACAACCCCTCCGTCTTCGGCCAGGAGGTCGGCCCTCTGTACAACTTCAAGGTGGTTCTCAACGGCCAGGACCGCTTCAAGGAGCAGATCGGCAAGTACTTCAACCAGTACCAGCCTTATGTGTACCACTCCGGAACTCCCTACCCGGGCATCTACGTGTACTCCTTCGCGCTGCAGCCCGAGGAGCACCAGCCCACCGGCACGTGCAACTTCTCTCGCATTGATAACGCCCAGGTGGCTATCAACATGAAGGCCAACTACACCACCAACCTGCAGAAGATGTTCGCAGTGAACTACAACATTCTGCGCATCCAGTCTGGCATGGGTGGCCTTGCCTTCTCCAACTAGACGTTGGTTCTTATTTGCGAAATGCGAAACAAAAAACGGGCGAAAGCCCCAAGGTCAATGTTCCTTGACCCTGGGACTTTATCGATTTGATGAAAAGCTTGGGACGCACCCAGACCTTTCAGCGAAACGATTTTTATTTAGTTATTCAGCTTATATATCAACATCACGACCGCACCTATTATGTATAGCGTGGCGAAAAGCATCTGCCCGGCAGGCTGACCCGGCTTGCGAGCGTCTATGAATTTTGAAATTCCGAGCGCTACAAGTATTCCCATAAAGAGTACAAAGAATGTTAGAGGTATAGGTCCGTCAGAACCTGCCATTTAATATAGTTTTACAAAATAAATGGCAGACCTCATAAAGTCCTTGAGAGAAGAAAACCCAAATATGTCCATTTCTGACATTCTAGACAAAGCCAGGGATATTATGATGAAGGAATATGCAGACAAAATTGCTACAAAGGAAAACGTCCTGGATCTTCTGCCAGCCATGAAGCCATGGACCCTGACTCGCCCAGAGCTGGAGGCTTTGATTTTAGGATCAAAATTCACACCCTCTGATATCATCTGGGCTTTGTACACTTTGGAGGAGCCAAAGAAGCTGCCTAGGTGCCGTAGTTGGCTTTCGTGTTTAGGTTCCAGTAGTACGTGAGGAATATACCACCCAATACCATGAGGGTAGACTTGATAACTATCGTGGGGTTGTGGCGAGATGGAACGTCAAACAGGAGAGGCTCGAGACCCAAAAGGATGAGCGCGAAACCGAGAATCAGGGTGATGATGTCTTCCAACATTTAATACTTAAGGATATTTTTATTTATTCGATGAATGAACTTTGCTTACATTGATGCTCAAAGTATATTTGAGTCCTTAATAAGGCCTGAACCTAACACGGTCCAAACTATTCCTTGTGATATCGAAGAAGACTGGGTAAAGTTTGAAAAGGAGCTGGGCAATTTTAAGGATAAATATGCACGTGAGCAGGTGGATCTGACTCAAAAGATTCATGAACTCAATGAGAAACTCGAAGAAGTACACACTTTGAAAATGGTTCACGAAAACGTGAGCTCTCCTGGCTTAAAGGACAAGATAGCTACTATGATAGAACAGCAAGTGTCCGAAGAAGGCATCGATGCCTTGACACAACAATGTGGGCTCGCAAAGGGAAGGGTGGCGGCGATGAAGAAGGTGCTCAAGGATACCAACTGTGAAAGGTACGCCCGTTTTACTTGCTTTGTTTGCATGGATCGTGATATTGACTTATTCTTTGACCCCTGTGGCCACGTCATCTGCGAGCCGTGTTGGGTACGTACGGTGAATAAGCAGACTTGCCCGGGATGCAGGACAAGACTTCAAGGAGCTCGGAAGATTTATACCATGACCTCGTAACTCAGTTGGTTAGAGTGCCAGTCTTATGAGAGCGTGCAACGCACCTCGACTCGAAGAGAGCTGGACGTCGCGGGTTCGAGCCCCGCCGAGGTTATGGACCTGAGCAAGTCCCTAAAAGGTTCCCGCCTGACTTTGGCGCAGTTGGTAGCGCATCGGATTGTAGCTCCGCTGGTCGTGTGTTCGAATCACACAAGTCAGAGGGGGGTAGGCTCTCTCATCTTCGGAAAACAGGCCTCGAGGGGGTGCCACCTCGTTAAAAACGGCTTGGGAGGGAGATAGAACTGCAGCTATCTCCAGGACTGGCCATCCCCTCCCATTCTGCTCTCATAGCTCAGTTGGCCAGAGCGTCGAGCTGTTAGGACAAGATGTACATCTTGACCTCGGTGACTCGAAGGTCGCAGGTTCGAGCCCTGCTGGGAGCGGCGGAAACACCAGTGTCCGAGTTGGTCTAAGGAGCCAGACTTAAGATCTGGTGGACTTTTGTTCGCGTGGGTTCGAACCCCACCTGGTGTATTCTTTTTAAGCGTTCTGGCTTAAAAAGACTATAACTTTAAGAAATAATGAAAGCTAAGATTCCTGGAGCCTTGCGTGAGCAGGTCTGGAGAACATGGGTCGGCAAGAAGTTTGAACATAAATGCCTTGTCACGTGGTGTGAGAATATCATCACAGTCTTCAACTTCGAGACTGGTCATAATATTCCAGAAAGCAAGGGAGGAACTTTGAATATTGATAACCTTCGTCCTATTTGTGCCAAGTGCAACAGGTCTATGGGTGATAATTACACTATCGATGAGTTTTCAAAAATTAGTAAGCGTTCGTCACGTCTTTGGGAGTGCTTCAAGTACACTACAGTACAGGGACCCGAAGCCCCGCAGTAGGGATGTCGCTCCTGGTCTTTATGAGGTAGCGCATCTTGTCCTGTGTGCGCTGCTGGAAAAACATGAAGATGAAGACAATCAAAGGCAGAGACCGCAGCTCACCGAGCTGTGAGTGAATGTACCCCGAGACGCCCTCAAGAGGAAAAGGAACCTTCTTGATGATACCTCGAGCCAAATAGATGAGAGCGCCAATGAGACCAAACTGGAGAGCAACCTCTACAAATATCTTCCACTTTGCCTTTTTCTCATTCAGAGGGGGTGTTATCTTATCGAGCCAGTGTGACGCAAGGTACGAGATGACGAAACTCAGAACACCGACGTACGCAACACCGAGCAGTCGAATGGCGTGAATATGAACCATTTATTATTATGTAAGAATATATTAATGATCCAATGTTCCTGGAACGAAGGAGAGGCCCTGGTGACCCTGGTCGTCAAGGATTACCCTGAAGAAGGCCTGAAGTTTGAGGATATCCTGCCTATTATTCAGTCAATAAGAGAAAAGGCAACATCAATGGTCATACGGGCCGATTTAAATGGAGCAAATATGGTTGATATTTATAGGTTCAAAACAATTGCGAAAGTTGTGTCAGAGGTTATAGAATACACAAAAGATGACAACTTGCTCGAAAGGCTGGAGTTTGTGGGTACTGGGTCTTTTTTTCGAATGATCTACAAGCCCATAAGTCTGATAATACCCAAGTATTTTCGCGATAGAGCCGTGTTTTTATAGTATCAAATACTATGAATGGATTGGCTCGTCTTTTATCACGACGAAGAGGCGCATCATCTCCTGATCGACATCAATATGGCCCGCCTCATCGAACTCCAGCCAGACACTATGGAAGGTACGGATGAATTCTGTCGAGAAATATACCCAATTCTCGACAAAATTGAGGAGGTCTGTCTGGCCAACAACCTCAAGCAAGTCTGTTCGGTTGACCTAGAAGGAATTTACGTTCAAAATATAAACCCAATCACGATGGTCAGAATAATATGGAACATCCATGAGTACAAGAAGAATTGTATTTTACTTGAGAAATGTCAGGTCAGTGGGGGAGGGTCCATAGTCGCAGCCATTATTAACGCGGTCAGGGGTTTTTTGCCCCCATTTATGAGGCCAATGATAGAACTAACAGAGTGAATAGAAAGATCGCAATATAATTTGCGGACATTCGAATAAGAAAATCAAAGTCCCATGTTCGTTCGATACCAATGTCACCTTCGAACATTGACTTGAAACTCATGAACCCCTTTTCTGATGCCAAGTCACCTTGACTGGCCAGGATCTCTTTTGTGCACAAAATTCGTATAGGAAACCTGTTGAGTTGGAAGTCTATCCCGACCTTCATCAATTTAGGATCAAAATTGCAAAGCTTCCGGGCACATTCAATATTGATCAGATATGCATGTGTTCCCAAGGGTTGACCCTCAAAGAGTTTTTCGGATATGTATTGTCTTACTATAGGTGTTATATGTCCCAAGAATATCATGTCCCATTCTGAAGGTGCGTCTTCCAGGATGCCCTCTAATTTTGTTTTAAAATTGGGAAGAAGGTGGACATCATCCTCAAAAACCAGGGCAGACTTGTAGCCCTTGGCGACCATGTCCCTCCAGACCCTCACATGACTGGAGGCACATCCGTATTCTGGGGGAGTGATGTAGAGTCCGTCAGGGGTGTTGACTCGTCCGTCGGTTGCTGGGAAAAACTCGACGTCATCGAATCCCGAGCGGGTGAACTCGGTCTGAACGCTTTCTCTTCGATCTCTTCGTCTTTCGAGATTGATACAGTATATGTGCATGTCTGTGGTTTCGGGTCATTTTTTATAGAACTCCAAGACGCGATTCTATTCATTAAAAGGTCGATGACATTCCACGCGAGTATGGTCAATGCGAAAAGTTTGACTCGAAGGTCAAGGTCCTTGACGCAATTTAGGATCAAAATTGGGCCTAAAATTCCAAAGGCGTGTATTGCCAGACTTGACTCTCTAAATGCCATGTAAAAAGCAAATGTTGCAGCAGTGACTATAGCTTCCATTAAGGATGATGCTTAAAAAAATAGAACGAATAAAACACAATGGACCTGCTCGTATTCTACCCACAGGGACGCCACCTATACATAGAATTCCTAGGGTCCAAGTATATTGAGCGCCAACCAAAGACTCCTGAGGAGGTTGCAGTCTTTTCTCAATCAATCCGGCCTGTTGTTCAGCAGCTTGATGACTATGTAGAAAAGCATGGACTCAAGGAGATTATTGAGCTGAACCTCAAGGGTGTTCCCATTGCCAAGCTCAACTCTGAGACGGCCCTGCACCTCATCAACCTGATGTCGGATCTCAGACCAGACAAGAATATCCTCGAGAAGATTCGGATCATCAATGCAAATCCTGTATTTGCCATGGTCTACAAGGGGATCCGGGGCCAACTCCCTGGACGCCTCAGGGACATTATCGAGGTTGAGAATGACTCCAAGTTTTTCTAGACTGCGTTTAATTTCAATCCAAAATTAAGATCCAGAAAATTATGACATCTAATGTTATGACAGAGGCTCCGCGGTGGCATCCCGATGAGCAAGACTTTTTGGCCAAGCTCGAACAGCAATGTAACACCTACTATGAACATCACAATGCAGACCACATGTATTATCAAAAACTTGCGACGCGTTTTAATATCCCTATTCTCATCGTCTCAGCCGTCAATGCATTGACTGCCGTTGGTCTCAATTCGTTTATTGCCCAGGAATATGTGTCAGTACTGAACGCCATCCTTTCAGCCGGTACGGGCGTTCTAGGATCTATTCAGCTCTACCTCAAGATTAGTGAAAAGATGACCAATTCCTTACGGGCATCCATCCTCATGAAACGGCTCGCTCTCAAGATATCCAAAGAGCTCAGTATTGATATGGCAAATCGTGTTACAAAAGGGGAGGCTTTCTTGAGTGACTGCTTCGCAGAGTTTAACACCGCGCTCGAACAAGGAAACCCCATTGAAAAGTCGCTTCATAACCACTTGGCTTTCACTCCACCTATAAAGAAGGAGCGGTATTCACTGGTCAATGCTGCGGTAAATTTAGTTTCGCGTTCTCCTAGGAACGAAATGAATGAGTTTAGTTCAAATGAAAGGATGATACGTCTCGAGGGCTCTCGCGCCAAAAAGCTTTGGGGTCTTGCTGATAGAGCTCGAACAGCCGGTTATTCTCCGCCCGAATATCGGACGCCTCAAGATCCGAGCGAGTCAAGCCAGGAGGACATGCGTCAACGAGAACGGGATGTAGAGACTGGAGCTCTGGGCTCTTGAGCTTGGCCACAGCAAACGCAATGTCGAGATCGAGTCCTTCACTGGTTCGGACCCAGTAATGCTCGCATGACTCCTTGGACTCCATAATGACACAATATCCCTTGACTATTTCAGAACTTATATTTTGCTTATCGAGGATACGCTTGAAAATAGCAACGTGATGCATCACACTTCCAGAAACATTGTAAATTTTCAAACGGGTCGCCAGACGGTTCAGAGTCTCCATTATACTAATCGTGCCAAAAAACTTTATTGGTCCATTATAATGGAGACTGTTCCTGGTAATAATTGGAAATATGGAGTTGGCTTTCTCGTTGGGTTGGTCGTAACTGTAATAATAATTATTGTTCTTGCAAACAAGTACGGAAAAGCAACACCAACTCCTCAAGCTCCGGCCCAAGCTCCGGCTCAAGCTCCGGCTCAAGCGCCTTCGAGCTGCACACCAGATGGGTCCCCCAGCACATCAAATGGTTCGGACTGCTGTTCATCGAATGGAGTAGATGATAATGGAAAGTGCAAGTCCGTAAGTTCCGCGTGCACACCCGACGGCGCTCCCAGCACGTCGGACGGAACAGACTGCTGCTCATCGAATGGTGTGGATGACCTTGGAAACTGCGCACCAGCAACCGGTGGACCAGTCGCGTCTCTCCCGCCTTCATCAGCTTCGGCACCGGCTATGGGAACGTCGAGCTTTTCCGCAGAGCCTGCTGATTTTTAAATAATTGGAAAGAGTAATGGCGACGGTGTCTTTTACAATGCCGACCGGTCCTATATTCTATCCAGCAAAGAAGACGGGTGGTTTTTTCAAGCTACTTTTTTCTGCCGTGTTGCTCGTGATGCTTGCCGCGTTCATATGGTGGTTCTATAAGACAATGATGAGCGTGACCCCCGCATCTCCAGCGTCAGCACCAACCTCTTGTACGGTATCAGGGAAGCAAAGCATAACATCTGATGGGTCGGACTGTTGTACCAAAGCCATGGATTTCAATAACGTGTGCCAACCACCGAATACGAGCGTCGCCCCGGCGACCGCCCCGGCTTGTGTACCGGACGGGTCCCCAAGTTTGACCGATGGAGATGACTGCTGTGCATCAAACGGAGTTGATGATGATGGAAACTGTATGCCAGCGACTCCAAAGGGAGCCACCCCCAGTTCGTCTGCTGGAGCTCCAGCGACCTCTTAAAAAAATAAGACTCTCATACCATATGGCGGAACCGATTCTTGAACCAAGTCTTGATCGTTTCACAACCTTTCCTATACGGTACCCTGACTTGTGGGCACTGTATAAGAAGGCCGTAGGCAGCTTTTGGACCGTAGAGGAGATTGACCTCGCCGCTGACCTCAAGGACTGGGAAGGACTCAAACCAGATGAAAGGCACTTCATCAAGCACGTGTTGGCTTTTTTTGCAGCGTCCGACGGTATCGTGATGGAAAATATAGACTTGAATTTCTCAAATGATGTTCAAATTGCAGAGGCTCGGTCATTTTATGCGTACCAGTCATTCAATGAATCTATCCATTCAGAGACTTACTCACTTATGATTGATAAGTTGGTCCGCGACCCCGAAGAGAAGAAGGGCCTCTTCCAGGCGATCGAGACTGTCCCGGCGGTCAAAGCTAAAGCCGAATGGGCCCTCGCATGGATCGGAAAAGACGCGTCGTTCGCTCAACGCCTCGTCGCTTTCGCATGTGTGGAAGGTATCTTCTTCAGCGGATCGTTTTGCGCCATCTTTTGGCTCAAGAAGCGCGGGCTTATGCCGGGCCTTTCGTTTAGTAATGAACTGATAAGCCGCGATGAGGGCCTTCATCAGGAGTTTGCCGTGACTCTCTACTCTCATCTTAGGGAAAAATGCCCTTCCAAAGATATTCACAAGATTGTCCAATGGGCTTGCGAGGTCGAGAGCGAGTTTATCACAGAGGCTCTGCCGTGCAAGCTCATCGGCATGGATGCTCAAGAAATGACGCAGTATATTCAATTTGTGGCTGACCGTCTGATGACGCAACTTGGTGAGGCACCTATTTACGGAACCAAGAACCCTTTCGACTGGATGGAGAACATCTCATTGGAAGGGAAGACGAACTTTTTCGAAAAGCGCGTCGGGGATTATTCAAAGCACATGGTGTCTGAAGGAGACTCTATACGGTTTGACGAGGAGTTTTGAAACGAAGTTTCTAGTAACAATACGACCCATTCTTGGGCTGTAGGTTGCACTTGAGAGGTGGCTTGCAGGTTGTGGTGCTACATAGGACAGGGGATGGTGACATAAAGGACACCTTGGGGAGATACCGTCCGACCAGATACAGTACGAGGAGAAAGAAGAGCATGTGCAAAAACAGGCCTGGAAAGGTGGCGACGCCCTCGGCGCTCGAAACCCAATTTCCCAGGACTGATCGCATGATCTTGAAAGTCTGGGGGCTGGAGGCGATCATAAACGCCACACCCGGAACAACAAGAGAAGCCATTTAATAGTATGAAAGAAGTTTTAACCGGCCCGGCAGCAACCGCCTGAGCATGCGCTCACGCACCCTGTTGTGTGGACGTTACACTGCTTCTCGCCCGAGCCGCACGATATCCCCGGGGCCATGAAAGACACCTTGGGAAGGTACCGTCCGACCAGGTACAGAACGAGGAGGAAGAAGAGAGTATGCAGAAACAGGCCTGGAAAGGTGGCGACGCCCTCGGCGCTCGAAACCCAATTTCCCAGGACTGATCGCATGAGCTTGAAAGTCTGGGGGCTGGAGGCGATCATAAACGCCACGCCCGGAACAACAAGAGAAGCCATTTAATATTATAGAAGAAATTAAGTGCAACGAGCATTCACACAATCATTCCTGCACCGAGAAGAGCTGAAGCAGTAGGTGCCAGGAGGATCCCCATAGGGACTGACATCATAGGCTGTACCCGAAAGGTATCCTGACGTTTTACGCATGAAAAAGAGCATGGCTAGGATAACCAGAACCATTATCAGAACCTGTTTCTTCATTTATATAGTACCATCAAAAATAAACCGCTCATTCTGGTAACGCCGGGTATTCTGGTCGTCCTGGTCGTCTGCCGTCTCAAAGCTGTAGCACTTTCCGTTGGCGCACTCTTTGGTATAACCCGACTTGCGGAGGCGCTTCATAAGAAATCCCGCAATGATGACAAAAACAAGGGCATGGAGCAAAAGACCTGGAAATGTAGGCAGGCCTTCTGTACCTGCTATCCACCCTCCCAGAACTCCGCGGGTCGCCTTGAAGGCGGCGGGACTAGCCAGGGCGGCAAAGAGAATAAAGGGAACAACGCGTGTTGCCATTTTTATTATACTAGGTTATTTTTACATCTGCTTCTCTTCCTCCTCATAACCAGATGCGTTCCCCATCATAGCGTATCCTGACTTCTTGCCGTAGACTGCGCGAGACAGAAGGTGCGTCAGGATGACAAAGACCAGGGCGTGCAGGAGCAGGCCAGCAGTGGTGGGGAGACCGTCTGCTGACGCGACCCAGCTTCCGGCCACGCTGCGGACAAGCTTGAAAGTTGCTGGGTTGGCCACTATGAAAAATACGATGAAGGGAAGGAGCTTTTTCTGGAAGTGCATTTGTATTATGTGCTAAGTTTTAATTTGGGCAGTTCTAGTTTTTGGAGGCTTCGTTAATTTTGGAACGATAATTTTCAATTTGTTTGTTTTTTGCTTCATTCAGAGCCCCTGCATTCCGCGCCCTGGAAACATAAGAGTTAAGCCCTGTACGCAACATTTGTGCTCTTTCTTTAGACATTTTAGCAGGAACGGGGCGACTCAAATACCTATTCAAACCGGAAAGAGAGTTTCCCTGGCTCGGTTGGTTCGCTGACCGAAATCCCCGTGTTCGTGCTGCTGGCTGCTGGTTTGCTGCCCGCTGGTTGGCTGGCCGCTGGTTTGCGGGCCGCTGGTTCGCCTGCCTGGGTGCCTGAGTAGCGATCTGGTTCAGCTTATTTCCAGTCTGAGCAACTCTTTCATTTGCCTTGGCAGCCTCAATGACAGGAGCTACCGCGGCACTCTCAGGAATAATTTCATTTTGTGTTTTTCTTATAGCATTCTGAGCTTTCATGTTCTTGTAGCTGGCCTTGTTGACGGCCATGATGTAGTTCTGAATGTGACGATTTACATTTGTACGATTGTTTTCCGTCAACTTCATCAAGTTGTTGCGATTGGTACCATTTTCCAGAGGGTTGTTGCGACGAATTTTACGAATACTATTTGCAAGTTTGGTCAGGGCCGAAGAGAGGCCTTTGGTTGCCGCATTTTTACGGGCATTTATAACTGAATTTACCGCGCCCCCCGGGCTGCCTCGTCTAAATAGCCACGACATCTTACTGGAGGCGATGAAAAAAAATCGGGTCGCGTTCAAGGCACATAAAGGGCTCAGACGTCTGTAGAGTACAAGCAAATACAATGGCTCTCTCGATGTTCTCCACCTTCAACCCTACTGACGTGAAGTTCTCTGACATCCGCAAGAATGCCAAGGGTGGCAAGGCGGTCTACCTCAACAGCAATGCTGGACAGAAGCTGATTTACCAGCTTCCCGCACTTCGGGCTCCGTTTGGTCTCAGTGACTTCAAGGATGAGTCGGGCAAGGTGCAGTCCTATTCCCTACCTCTGAGCCTGGACAAGCCCGAGATTGTCGCGGCGCTCCAGGCTCTGGACGAGAAGGCACTCGATTTCATTTCCGAGAACTCTGCGGAGCTTTTGGGGAAGAAGATGTCTCGTGAGGTGATCAAGGAGGGTGTCTACAAGCCTCTGGTGCGGCCCTCCTCCAAGGAGGGGTACGCGCCCATCCTGAACCTCAAGGTCCTCATGAAGGATGGGGCCATCGCGACCGAGGCCTACAGCGCGACCCGGCAGCCCACAGCACTGACTGACCTGGAGAAGGGTCAGGCGGTGAATGCCATCATCGACATCAACCAGATTTGGCGCACTCCTGCTGGCGTGGGTATCACTATCCGCGTCCACCAGGTGATGTTTGCACCGACCAGCAAGCTCAAGCCCTGCGCTTTCCTCGCATCGGCCGATGAGCCCGTCGAGACTGCGGAGTCTGAGGGCTCCGTGGAGTATGAGACTGACCCCGACCAGTAGAAAAATATAGAAGTGTAATATATAATGAGCTGGGTAAACTCCAGACAATTTAAAATTTCAAACCGTTTAGGCCGTCACTATGTGTTTCATCGTAACAACGCAGGCAACACAGAGATCAACATTCCCGCATCAATAACAACAAAGGCGGCAGCAGCGCGGTGGCTCAAGGCTCACCCAAACAAGCTGACGCGCAAGAAGGCTACGCCTCCCCCGCATTATGGTCCTTTCAATAAATATTCGCCCCCCCGAAAACCTTCGCCATACGCACAAGCTCGATCTTTTAATACAAAAGAGCGCAAGAATTTTGCCAAGTATCTTGCGAAGCTCCCATTTTCTAGTTCTCCTAAATACGGCACAGAGTCTCCGACGATGCGGAAACTCCGCCGCGCGGCCCTCAAGTCGGAGGGTCAGAAGGTCTCCCCGAGCCCACCCAAGGCTCCGAGCCCTCCCAAGTCCAAGTTTTCATGTTCAGAAAAGAAGCTGACGAAAATTATAGGAAAGGGGCGCCAAGGTATCATCTATGAAGGAAGTGGATTCGCGGCCAAGGTGTGCCCGCGCGACCTGCGCGCCGCGCGTCACGGAGAGAAGCAACCTGCAAAGGTAGAATTCGATATTCAGCAGGCAGCGCACATAGCAGCTCCGAATGGGGTCGTAGGAGTCTACTGGATACAAAAGTGCAAAAACTTCATCCCACCCTCGGCGATGAATATGGCAAATGTTCAGGACTCGAAGGCTTATGACAAATCTGAGCAGACAGTCATCTTCATGGAGTATTGCTCGGGAGGTTCTCTCACGGGATGGCTCAACGAAAAGCCACGGACGGAAGCTATGCTTCATCGTGTTATCACGAGTGTCGTAACGACCATTGCAAAGATCCAGAAAGACTATCCAGACTTTCGCCACAATGACCTTCATTTGGACAATGTGCTCGTTGCCAACCGGGGGTTCCTCATTGGAGATTTCGGGTGGTCCCGTATTAAAAAGTCTGGAACAAACCCCGCAGTCAACACGGCGAACAAGACTGGCGTCGCTGGCCAGTGGGGTGTCGGCCCCAAAACCGACCCACGGTACGATCATCACATGTTCTTAAATAACCTTCGGTCTTGGGTCGTAAATAAAGGAAGTTTTCCCGCGACGAAAGCTTTCTTGGATATGGCTGTTCCTGTAGGTTACCGTGGGGCTACGGACCTGCATGTAAAGGAGTGGCGCCTCAAGTACAACGACCCTTGCCCGGGGCTTCCGAGCCTGAGTCAGATTTTGAAAACAAAATACATAAGTGGGCGCAAGTTTAGTTCTCCAAACTTGGTCGCAGCCAAGGCCAAGCTGCGGAAGGTGGTGGTTCCTAGGGTCAAACGTATCCGGTCAGCGAACTTGCGCGCTGCCAAGGCCAAGCTGAGGAAGGTGAAACCTCGGGTCAACAGGATAAGGTCAGCCAACTTGCGCGCAGCCAAGGCCAAGCTGAGGAAGGTGAAACCTCGGGTCAACAGGATAAGGTCAGCGAACTTGCGCGCAGCCAAGGCCAAGCTGAGGAAGGTTGTAGTTAAGACCAAGGCTAAGAACGAGACTGCGCGCAAAACCACGCGAGCGAACATTGGGGCCGTGGCGCGCAAGAGGGTTCCTATTCCGCGCGCAATTCTCAAATCGAATGCGTTCAACCGTCTCGTGGAGAAGATTCGCACGTCCCAGACCCCGAAGAAGGTCATCACATCCCAGGGCACGTATGTCAACGAGACTTATAACAATGCCAGGAACCGCGCGCGGACCAAGGCTATGAACCAGGTTGAGAACCGTATCAACCGAGGCCAGGATCCGTTTTCTAATAGCCCACTCAAGCCCAAGCCCAATATGCCGAGCCCTCCCAAGCCCAAGAACCTGTCAAAGCTCGATCCCCCGGTGAAGAAGCCAGTGATTCCCCTTGTGAAGACCAGGCCGGCAGCTCCCAGTAAGCCAAAGGCTACCCTGATCAACGCTCCGGTCAACAATAAGTACAAGCGGAGCCCCAAGTCTGGTCGCATGAAGATGAAGGCCCCGTCGGGTCGCTGGGTCTACGTGAACCTGCATTCGACTCTGGCAGACCTCAAGAAGATTGCAGCGAACAAGGGTAAGAATATCACAGGTCTAAAAACCAAGGCGGATATTATACGTAAAATTTTTAGTTAGATACTAGTAAATGAATGATTACATTAAGATAATCTTCGTTGGTTTTCTGATTCTTTTGCTTTTTATGGGAGGAGCATCTTACTATTCTCTCCAGCCGGCCGATAAGGGGAACATTATCGTCTACGGGTCCAAGACGTGTCCATGGTGCGTCAAGCAGGAAGCCTACTTGAACCAGAATGGTATTCCTTACAATTTTGTCGACTGCAAGTCCGGGCAATGCCCGGACTTTGTGCAGGGTTTTCCGACCATCATGAAAGATGGTCAAATACTAAATGGGTATACGGAGCTGTGAGCGAGTCCTTCGGACTCGGTCCCTAACACTTCAGGATAGAAAGAGCAATGGCGAGCACAAACGTGTGCCACAGCGAGTCTACTGGCTTGAGGATGGTGATGTACTTGACCAGGGACTTGTTCCACAGGAACCGTATGAAAAAAGTCAAAATGAAAACATACAGAATAAACACAAGCAGATTATAGATAGCCTCCTTGCGGTTGCGAGACATCAGAATATCCTTCATTTTATTATCAGCTGAGAAAAAAGTTGCTAATAAATAAGAGATGGTCGTCGCGTCAAAACGGGGTCTGAAAAAGGCGCCAGTCAAAAAGCGGCCTGTGCGCAAGTCGCCGGTCCGGAAGACGCCGGTGCGCAAGTCGCCGGTGCGCAAGACGCCCGTCCGTCGGTCCGGTCCAAACCCTGACGCTCCAAAATATACATGGGCCCCCTGGGGGACAAAGGGTGTTGTGCACGACAATTGCTACGATTATGCATTTGGGTCATTTTCTGATAACAGGAAAAGTAAGAGCGTTCCTGGAGACCGGAGCGGTATGGGCGCGAATGGCCTCACCTTCCGAACTTGCGCCGGAATAGCGAAGCGCGTCCTTTCAGACAACCCCGGCAACGTCTATCAGATGAAGAGCGGTTCGGAGAAGCCCAAGCCTGGCTTCTACAAGGTGATGTGCTTCGTGGCACCCTCGAACGACTTTGGAAACTCGACTGGAGATTTTCACTGGTACAAGGAGATTAGTTCTATACGCTACAGGATCCGCCCAGGAGACACTGCACAGGCCCTGGCGCGGTTCTTCCACGTCACGCCATCGACCATCATGCGGGCTCTTTCCACTGCTAGGGTTTCAGCAAACAAGAATAATGGGCGAGTTGCGAATGATAATGAAGAGCTCAGGGTTCTCAATAAGCACGTGGCGTCTTCGAAGGGTGTAAAGCTTACCCCTGGAAAGGTTATCGATTTTCCTGTAAAATTGTGGAGCCACAAGACTGGGTGGGCTGGAGGGCCGCTCATAGTGGACGCCTCGGGAAAGACCATCACAGATCCTCGCCGAGCCGACCGGAATTATAAGCCAGGTTTTCATTATACAAAATTCTGTTCTGCGTATGGAGTGCGCCGGGGGTTTGCAAAGACGGGAAATAACTCAAACAGAAATGGAAATAACACGTCTATACTGCGCTCGGTTGGGGCAAGCCGAGCTCTCTGAGAATCTCCGCCAGGACCTCGTCTTGTTGAATATCAAAGTGAATGTCAGTGTAAAAACGTCCAGGCATCCCTGCGGGTATGAGTTGACGAAGATCGAGTCCGAATCCTTCAACTATATTTCCAACATTGGATGTTTCAAAATTAGTAGTTGTTCTATGATTATCGAGAACCCGCTCGATAATCAAACGACACCTGTAAGTGGGCACATCGAACGGAACTCGGCACATTGGACAGGTTGGGTCAGGTCCTGTACAGCTGAGTTTCCAGCGATTCAAGCATCTCTCATGAAACTCATGCCCGCACCCAATCTTCCGAGTGGGACTCTGGCCCCCCATGGTCGAGAGGCATACGGAGCATTGAGGACCTGCGTGTTGCCAGCATCTTTCAGAACCCTCTTTGACTATCTGCCGGCAATTGCCGCCTGATAAAGTCATGCCCCCGCAGCGCCTGGGCTCCATATTATTTAATGCTAGGTAAGATTCACTCGATGAGGGCGCGATATCGTCTCTGAGTCCGAGCAAGTTCGGCCTCAAGCGACCTGATGGCGTCTCGGTACTTGTCACGTATATTATCCTCGACATGCTTGCGGAACACGACTATAGGGTCGTCATCCTGCTCCATACGGCACTGGGGGCACTCTATGGACTCCTCGAACCATTTCATTATGCACTTTGCATGAAATACATGTTTGCACTTGAGTTTCTTGTCACTGTGCTTCGTCTCTTCAAGACATACAGCACACGTGTGGGATATGTGTGCATGACACTTCCCGTCCTCGACTGCCTTGTGGCGACACTTCGTCCCTCCCCGAGTCACTGAGGAACAATTCATTCTCTGATAGGTGCCTACAAATTTCTAAATGGATTTCTTCCACGGACCTTTCAGCATTCACGACAATAACCTTGCAGGGCACGTTTTGAACAAGCCTCTTGTACTCTACATCAAGTTTCTTCAGATAATCGAGACTCACGCCAGAGTCGCCAGCCTGGTGCCGGCTCTGAATGTGCTCAAAGGCCTTCTCGGGGCTCTTGGCGAGATAGATGTAAAGATCGGGATACCATGCACATTTTTCATAAAAATAGGAATATGTCCGGTCTTCATCTATTGTTGCACACCCTTGCTTCACGAGCACTGGCCAGAACACGTGTCGAGAACTCATGAGGCTGCGCTCGAGCAGGACGTGCGAACCACTCTTCTTTGGTGGCTGGAGGGTCTTGAGGATCATCATGTGAAGCAAGAATGCCCATCGTTTTGTGTCCTTGTAAAACTGGTCCAGTGGCCATTGGTCAATTGGCTCACGCTGAACTTTCCATCCCTTCTTTTCAAGCAAACCAAGCTGTGTCGTTTTGCCTGAACCGATGTTACCGTCAATGACGATATGCATTATTTATTTATAATAGGTTTATTCCTTTACATAACCCTCTGGAATATATATCGATGTCGCGCTTGCAATTAAGCGAGAAGCTGACGTTCCTGCCTGAGCTACTCCGCTGGCCATATTCGTTCCTAACGTATTTAGTACGCGTTTCGAAGCAGGTGCAGGAGGAGGCGGCGGAGGTGGAAGATCCTGTGAAGGTTCGAAACTTGACTTCTGAGGACTCAGAGCTCCCATCATTGAGCACGACGAAGAACAGCATATACAGCATAGACATACCAAACCCATGAACGCAAGTATGGTTGTTGTCTGGTCTGGTGAAGCCGACATACTATTACTTTTCATTTTAAATAAGAGTTTTGCCTGGTGCTACAATGCACTGGTTATTTGGAGAGTTTCCAATACCAGCATTAGCGTGAACACTGGAAAGCAGCCACCAATCTCCGCCAGAGTGCTGGACCGCACCCGCGCACGACGAATTTGCTGTACATGCTGATTTTACCTGGTCGGTTGTAAGTTTTCCCTTATAGCCAATATTAGCAGCGTCGCTATAACACTCAGTATTGGCATATGTTACATATGCGGCTGATGGGACTTGAGAGGGCGCAACCGGTCCCGAAGTTCCTGAAACCGGAGCAGCTGGGGAAACCGGAGCAGCTGGGGACCCTGAGGAAACCGGGGCAGCTGGGGATCCGGAGCTCATATACCACGCCAAGCTACTGCAACACATGATAATGACGAGAACAACTACAGCAATCATTATGTACTTCATATTGGTTTTTGAAGCCTTGACAGGAATATTGACAGGAATATTGACAGGAATCGACTTTGACATATACTATTACTTTTCATTTTCTGCTAGAGGCTGGGGTGCGCCTGTGCGGCATGCGGCGTTCTTCAGGGGTAGGCTAAAGGCATCGGGACCCTTGGTCTGAAGCAAAGTCCGGAACTTGAAATTGTCCTGGAACTGAACACCATTCTTCTGCATGATGAAGTCATTCATGATACGGGACGAATCGAACGAAGTGAGACAGCGGCCATCGGCCATTCCATAACGTTCACTCATTTGCGATTACATTATATTTTATTTAGCGTTGCGGCCCACTCTTCGAACGAGGCACCCATGATAGTCTCGAATGTCTCCGGCTCGTGCACGGTCTTCACTAGGCAGCTTGAGTGTATGGTCTGGTTGATGATCCGGTATGACTCTGCAATCTCGTCTAATGTCTGCGCCCCCGTCACGATGATGCGCCCTGTGCTAAAGATGCTCGCGGTCACCTGCTTCATACCCAGAACTGGAACAAATTTAACCTTGACTGCGCTGTACCTGTCTGGGTCAAAGGTCACCTGGAATTTCCCCTTGGCCGCCCCGAACGCCCCAATGACCTTGTTCAAGTTTACAGACGAGTTGAGAGAAAAGTTGGTGTTAATCATCTTGACCGAAACCTCGTCGACTGGAACGTCCGTATCAACCCCCAGAACCACCTTCAAAATAAAGGACAGTTGCTTGAGAATGCGGCGGCAGTCGAACAGGTCAGAGCACCCCGCCACCTGGATAGAGCCGTTGGGGAAGATCTTGATGCTCTTGCGTGAGTACTGGTCCTCATAGCCAATAGTCACCTGGTTGTAAAACGCCGTGTCCTTCATCTTCCATTCGAACCCTCGGAAGCGTGACCCCTTTGCGCGCACAATGACACTCCCAAGTTTCGCAAAGTTTTCTTTAAACTTGGGAAGGTCAATATCTTGCAGAAACTTCGAACACATCGTGATGGTTGTGATTCGGACCCATGACGGAGCAGGGCGCGTCGTGTCTGCGACCAAACCGGAACGGATAGTGTTCAGCTTCAGGATGTATGGAAACGAGTCCATCTTTAGATGCCTTCTAGGTGAGTGCTTTAGGTCTTTAGCCTGCACACGACACGTTTTTTTACTTCTTCTTCGTTTTCTTGGCGGCATTTCTAGCAATATTAGCGGCACGAGTGCGGAAGATGGCCGACCGGATCAATTTCTTGTTGTAATTCTTCTTGTACTTTCGGAGAGTCTGCTTCACCTTGCCCGTCCTGGTCACCATACGTGCAACCACCGGAGCCAAATTCACCTTTCGGGTCTCTTTCAAAAGTTCATTGAGGACCGCCTTGCGGGGTCCCAGGGGCTTCTTGCCAGTGGGGCGCCGGCGACGTATCGTCTTCCGAAGTCCTTCAAGAACATGGATAGTGTTATTGTGACCTCCGAGCTTCTTGACAGCCTCCACGGCCAGTGGGTGGTTCTCGTGAACAAGCACTGCGTTCTGGTGCCCGACCTCATTGACCGACTGAGCCGCCTTGGCCACCGCGGGAATTCCACCTGGTACCTGCGCAACGATGTTTGCAGCGCGCGCCGGACCACCCACATTCTCCAGCGCCTTTTGTTCGACGGGTGGAAGGTTCGCTGACTGAAAGTTTTGATTCTGGTTCGGTGGAAGGTTGAGCCCTCCCCGAAGCCTCCGCCGTCTGTTAATCTCCTGCTTCCTAATTTCTTGGCGTCTATTTTGAATAATAATACGTTTATTGTAGTTTTGGTTCGACTCCCCGCGGTGGCGGCTAAATGTCTCCATGCGCCGTTGGTAGCCCCGGTTGTTTTCACCCGGGAGACGAGTTGCACGCCGGATGCGACGCTCATAGTTGGTGTTTGTCTCGTAAGACTTCCGAGTCCTGTTTGCGAGGCGCCGGGAGTACTCGGCGCTGGTCTCCCCCTGGCTCCGGCCAGTTCCCACCTTCGCTCGAATATTGTTGATAGCGCGCTTATTCTCAGTCGTAAGAGCTTCGAGAATCTCCTTGTTTGTGTAAGACAACTTCAGGTTAGACTTGAGGTTTGAAATACGTCTCTGTG